CCACACCTCCACAAGTCGAACCACAAACTCCAATGAGTCAGTTATATCAAGATATGGAGAAAAGTGTAAAAGATAGTGGTGTACTGGACAACTTAAAAGCTGAGTTAGACGCAATAGATTTTTCAAAAAGTTTCGATGTTGGTATGTCTAATCAGATATTTCAAAATATAGGCATGGCATCAGTCGCTCAAGCTGACGCAGTGGCTTCAACACCGATAAATGTGGTTACTAGTAGATCTGGAGATGTTGTAAACACAAACGTAATGAACTCTACAACTAATGTTATCCCTAATGGTGTTAGCGCAACTTCAAGTGACCCAGCATATATTAGACACGAAGAAAGGATGTATGCATAAAAAAAGGGGCCGAAGCCCCTTTGCTCAGTCGTCTTGAGCTAACTTCTCAAAGAACGACATTCCATCATCGTCATCGTCGGTAGACCAAGGTGGGTCATCGTTGGTAGCCGCAACTGGCTCTGGTGCCGGTGCTGCTTTAGCAGGTGCAGGAGCTGGCTCAACATCTTCGACCGTTGCGGATCGAGCAGACGTATCACCTCCATCGATTCCAAGTACACGGTTTAGCTTGGCTTGAAGCTCATCGTATGACTTGAAGTTGGATGGACTGGTAAACTCGGCAAGAGCAGCTTGTTGCTTCCATATACCCTCTAATTGCTCATCTTCAGCTAGAGGTTCAGGTGAGTCAAACTCGCTCTTATCGTAGTTGCGGTACCCTTCAACTTGACGAATCTTCAACTTGAAGTTAGCACCTTCCCAAAAGTCAAATGGGTTTACTGGTTGCTCGTCTTCAAACTGAGGGTTCATAAGGTCATTGATCTTATCCCAAATACGCTTGCCGTACTTGTACAAGAATACCTTACCGTTGTTATCGGGGTTAGAAGGATCATTGATCACTTGAATATTAGAAATGTAGCTTAGCCTACGCTTCTGCTTACGTGCTTGATCCTTGTTAGCTTCGATCCCACTATTCCACAACATTGAGTTGTATTCCGAGACAGGATCTTTCTTACCAAGAGTGGTAAGTGATTCCTCGATGTACCAACCACCAGGACCTTGAAAGCCATGGTTCCAGGTTTGTACCCAAGGAAGTTCGTCTCCCTGTGCCGCAGGCAAGAATCGGATAACGGCATAGCCATTACCAGCTTTGTCTACAGTAGGTTTCCAAAACCGATCTTCTTGCTGCGCATTCGGATTGCCCGATGACAGCTTATTAGTTTCGTCGATCAGAGTCTTGAGGGAGGATGAGCGTGAGCGCTTAAGCTCAGAGAATGAAGTAGCCATATATTTTTCCTTGTATAGCGTTGTATGTCGTCGTATCCACTTGATGCATTATATAAACGTTGTCTTAAGAATAGCTTTATACTTGTCATCATCGACCTTTACAAAGCTACTATATTTATCTATCAGACGACATGCGTTACTCCATACAATATCGTCATCAAGATCCTTTGACCATCTCTTACGGTAACGCAAGACACGATCAATAATAACCATCGTCTCCAACCTAATATGCTTACCAAGAAACATCTTGAGCAGAGGCGGATGGCTACCTTGACAATCAAATAGATTATCAAAGCTCTTGCCGTTATTGTCAACAGCTTCTTTCAGTAACAAGCAATCCTGCTTGAAAATATATGTCAGCGACTCAATGGTGTTCTTCCATTGGTTGTACACTGTCATACTGTTCTCAGTGACTAAAGATCCTGACCAACTGGAATCGTCAACAATGAAGTTGGCAACAAAGAAATACACCAACTCATGCTCGCTGAGCTTACGCTGTAGTTTGGCGAAGAAATACTTGTCGTTGCGTTTAAGAAAACTGTCGACACCAACGTTAGTTTTTCCTCGATACTTGAAGAAGTCATAACTATCCTGTTTGAAATGGTTGCGTACAGCTACGTAAGTTTTGTACGCGTTGAGACCCTCATAGATATCCATTAATTACGAATAACGTATGTGACCCAGTTCTCAGCAGCATCCTCAGCGTAGTTAACATGATGTCCGGTAACATCTACACAACGGACACTCTCGAGCTTTTCTTGTTCGTTTCGCTCAAACATATCAACCATAAGCTGCTTGCCAACCTTTATAACGTGAGCTTCACGCATCCCATCTTCACTGAACATTCTACTAAGAATCATATAGGTAACTTTGCTGTTTTGGGTAAAAGATTTAACTCGCCGTATTCAACTTCAAGCTGCTGCTTTACCTTGATGTTGCACAATTTAGCAGCACTCTCAATTTCCATTTCGTTCTTTTCACAATACAGAACTATAGCATCCATGTAGTTGCATTGTTTGTCAACAACCATTTGTTCTATTAACAACGAGAACTTCTGGCTAGTCATTATCTCAGTCATTGTCTTGCTCCAGATCTTCATCATCAAGCATAGACTCCTTGAGCTGTCTCATCTGAGCGCTGGTTAACTTGAGACCTTGATCGATAACAGACTGGACATCCGTGACACCAGTAAACGCCATCTTATCTAAGTTTAGACGGACATGGCGGTGGAAAGGATACGGCTTTGCTTTAAGACCACGTGAGTAAATCTCTTGCTGGTTGAACAACCAGTCCCACACCATCTCCTCGTTTGACTTGTAGCTGAACTTCTGACGCCACCTATCAACTACTGACCAGTTGATAGTGGATACTAGTTTGATACGGAACACCTCATCGGGTGTTAGTTCCTCAAGCTGCTTCGACATGCTTACATCTCCCTCTGAACTTGAAACCACTACACGTGCACGTACCATCCTTAATGATATATACGGCACCCTTAGAACCAACAATACGTTTGGCACCTGGCTCGAGCTCGTCAGGGACAAAGCTAATAGTTTCGAACTTACGTCGAGTTCTACTAAATTGCTTGAGTGGATTTTTAAAGGTAACTAAACCTTTACCATTATCGAATGCTACAAGCCAACCGTGATCGTTCACATGGTAGATGTGGTTACCAACTTTGTGATCACCCCAGTCGGTTATCTCTCTCAGAATCTTCATCATCATCCTCAATCACAATACTAACTTCCATCATAGCAGCCGCGGCACTTTCGATGATTGTTTGTCTCAGCTTCCACCAAGCATACAGGTATCCACTGTAAAAGAAAACAGCACAAAGTACTGTAGCTACAAAAGTGTGGGCATATGGATCCATTTAACTCTCCGATTCGATGGGACGATGGGACCAATGAACTCAAGATCAATACCACAATGTCCCATAAACTCCCGGTACAAGACAGCCTCTCTACGATACGCTTCCTGCTCGTGTGGACACTGGCTGTAGTATCTGTTAGTGATGTCTTTGTCTTTCCAAGTACGACGATACGTAGGGTAGTAGTACTCTCTAAGTTGACGGGTGGCATATTGCTTGAGGTGAACTAACTCATGGCATAGGACGATAAAGAAGGTACACAAGTCTTGTTTAGTGTCTAGTTCAATTGTGAACCACACTGGTACCTTCTTATTAGAACCAAAATGCTCGTCGCTAATAGAACAGTACCCCAGTGCACCTTCTTCGTTGAACTGGTTGGGGACACCAACGATGTTGATCTCGATATGTCCCATCTTTTGACTGGTAAGGAATTTAGATAGCACAAAGTAACAGCACCGTCTAATCAAACCGTGCTGGAAACGCCACGGAACATTTTTGATCGTGACTTGCATAGGATTATTTATAGTCTTCGTTGATTAGCTTGAGTGCGCGTACAGCCTCGACACGCACCTCGTCACGAATCGTCAATCCGTATACTTCGGGATTGATTAATCTACGAATAAACTCTTCCGCAATAGCCAACTTAGTCTCATCGTTCATTGTTAATCAATCCTCGCGTCTTGTTTAAGAATTCTACCAGCGCTTCACTACTTTCGAACTTGTGGTGATTGATAAAGGGGATACCATCAAATTCGTGATCGTACAACCAATCTGCTTTGTCCTTAGCAGTCTGCTTGTCGGAATAATAGGATCGATCACTACCACAGCTGACTTCAAACATTTCAAGCACAATGAGCTATCCTATTCAAACGATTTGCAACAAAGTCGACAGCTTCACGGCTGCGACCACCAATGTGCCACCGATAAGGCATGCCACTGCGACTAGTCCTACCACCATCAAACTGTTTCCAATCATAGATGGTGATCTTACCATAGTCTTCGTCCACCCACTCCCACTCAGTCTCGACTTTGTCTTCAGACCAATACTCAGTATCAGGACCAGGAGACTTGTAATCTGGCTCACCAAACACATCTACAAGCTCATCGTACGTAGCAGCAACATACCCTTGCAAACTAGTCATTCCACATCTCCTTGAAAATATTCAACAACGGTTCCTACAACAGCCAAACCAACTAACGGTGAGAACGCCAACAAAACAATCTCAAAAGTACTGAAATCCATTACGCTGCCTCCTGTACACGGTGAAACGCATCACACAGGGCATTGTGATCGACGTCAAGCTCTTTAGCAGCTTCGTCGTAAGCACCATCCCAAGAGACGTAGTGACTATTAAAAGTGTTGTTCTCGATAGCAGATCGAACAACATAGTCGATCCACTGAGTATCGTCGTCGCGATGACAGACTTCACGATTCAACTCATCTTTCAGCATACGAACTACACGAGCAATGCCATGCTCAATACCAAGGTGATAGTTGTAGTCGATATCTGCCTGATGACGTGACAAACCATCGAGGTTAGCCTCATCGAAGTCGGCACTTGCTTCCTTCACAATATTATTGCTTTCGTCAATCAAAGCCTGAAGAGTAGTAATATCCATAACATTGTTCCTAATCAATTAACCATTCAATGAGGACATTATCAGGTCTACAATCGAAAAGTTGCAACCGTAGAACCCGCATGGATAGTGGGGTTAAAAACTGTAGGAATATCAAGGAGTTACAAGGTAAGAAAACGTATCTTTTTTTAGGCCTTTTTGCCTTTTTTTGATCCATTTTCTGGATAGTTGTTATCGATGAAGGATCGCAAGAGTTTACGATCCAATCGATCAAGATCAATAACGTCATCATCAAATGCCTTCCACATATTTGCAAAGTCTTCGTACAGCTCGTCCCTATCGTCACCAAAAGCAGAGACGGGTTTTACACTGTAGAATTTGATACGACCTTTGTCGTCATAAAAGACTTCGTGAATCTGGTGACCACCACCAGGTACAGATGGACGATGACATACTCTATAATTCCACGACATACAGCGAGCCCTTATGTTTGACTTTACCTCTCCTCGCTGCTTTTTTACGATCGGCATGGACCCTTGCCCGGTTAAACTTATGAGCATGCTTTGCAACGAGATTTCGATTTGACGTTTTGTTGTCCATAGTATTATATAGGTGTCAGGTCGTCTCTATCGCGCGATAAAACCGGTTTCTGATTTGGGCTGACCCACTCGTTATGACCAACGTATTGCCCGTATGGGTTGTTCCAGCCGTTCTGAGCGCAGTATGCAAATGCTTCTAGGATACCAGGCTCATCAGCCCCTCTACTCTCATTGTACTCGACGATCTCATCGTCTGTCTTGTCGACATCAAACCACTTCGTCACACC